AAAACTTGATCTTCATTTATCTTTTTAGAACCGTTGCGGAGAAGCTTACATTCGTGATCCAAAGTTTTCCAATTGAAGGAAAGAATCTTGCCTTCATTTCTCTTGGCGAGAGTTGGAATTGCTACGTCAGTAACATTGCCACGGTCGTCTGTGCGTACTGCGGAATTCTTGAATACAGGACCAAATTCCTTGTAATCTAGGTAATCCATTACGTTTTCGCATAGTATATTCCATTCATTCATGTTTTTGGTTTTACGAACGTATGTGCGCCAACGTGGGTTCTTACTGCCACCTAATTTATTGGTAGCAATTTTTCTCTTACGAGCCCGTTCTGCTTTTTGGCTGGGGGTCATTTTTCTCAGTGTCTTTAATCTTGCACGAGTTCTCTTCATAACTAAACTGCGTTTTTGCTTTTTGTTATGAAGCTTCGAATATTTGCCGGTTGGTTTGGAAGCAACTCCTTTGAACCCTTCATTCACTAATTCACGCTTGATAACCGGAGAATTGAAGTATTCATCAAATAGTGAATTTGCTTTGGCATTGTTATTTTCCAAAATGGCATCTACCAATTGGTTTACAATTCCGTGGGCCGCTTTTTTGCCCGATTCTTCATCAATTACCAATTCTTTAATGTTTTCAAGAATTACTTGGTCGTTTTCTACCTTGTAAATGGCATGGATAAAAGTGCCATCTTGTGTTTTGTATGTTACATCGTTCTCGCTGTAGCAGAATAACTCAACATCGACGCCTAAAGTCTTGCCTAGAACGTCTTCTGCTGCCATCAATTCTTCTTCTGCACGAGAGAGCGAGCCTTCTTGAAGTTTGCCGAAGGCTTCAAAACTTATAAGTTTTCTTTTCATATTCGATGAACTCCCTGTATACTAGTTTGACTGTGCTCGGTTCGAGCCAAAATATTAAATGAACCATTGCTAAATCTATATATTAACTGACTTGTAATATTTATCAGCTAATTTAGTTAATTGTAATTGAGCGTTACTAAAAATAGTTTTGCTGCATTTATATAAGTATGCAGAAGCACAGAAAAAACAATAAAAAATTGTTGTCATTTGGTAATTACGTTTCTTATCGAGAGAATAATTCGGACGATGACCACGGTTTTACTGGAGATATTGATCGCAAATCGGTTGTTGGCGGAGAAATTGCTCCAATTTCCGCAGCCCTTGCAAGAGCGTTGTCTACACATAAGAGTAAGACAATTAAATTTTTGCGAGAACTTAACGACTATAAAATTAACGTCATACTCGATAAGATGAATGCCGACGAACTTAACAAACCCTCATTTAGTAGTTCGCCTAATAATATGGACGGCGACGTTTTATCGCCTAATACAGCGGATTCTGTCAGTGGCGAAATGTTATGAACCGTTTCTGCGTTTTTGATTTAGACAAATTCAAAGTTTTTGACACTAAAACCAATACTTTCTAGCAAGTTGCAGATTCTCTTCGGATATAATGTATCCGGAAGCGTCTCCCACTACTGAATCAACAGAACAGTAGGGGCATAATGCTGTTTCGCCTTCATCTGTATATTTATTGATTTCGTTTGCAGGGAATATTTTACAACAAGAATAACAACCAGCCTTGCCGGAAATGTTCAGCAAGGCTTTGTTTTTCATAGAGAATTGCGATAATTGTCTATATCCGATCATTCATCTCCTATGCTTCTGTCCTTGTCTTCATGATCTTGTTCAGAGGAGTAGTTCTGAATTTCCAAATCGAATTTCTTTATATCTTCTTCGCTTGGATCCTCAATTTCTTGTCCTTGTGGTTGCTGCCCTTCTGGTGCGGGTGGTTGGTTTCCTTCCATTGGTGGTGTATCCGGGGCATTTGCTGCTGGAGGGGGGCCACCCATTGGTGACATTTCGCCCATATCGGGTGATAAGTTCGGGGATGGGCCACCGGCTTCGGTTCCTAATTCTTGACCCGATTGTTCTTGACTGGGGATACCAACGCCCAAAATTGCTGGGTTCTGTGCTACGATCTGTAACTTCAAGTCTTCAAGTTTTTGTAGTTTCAATCGTGCCAACATTTCTTCGGTTTCATCTTTCGAGAATTTAAATATCGAACTGTAAATGTCGAAATCAGACATTAATTGGCTACTCTTGAGTGTTCCGGCATTTGCATATCGAGCAGCAACAACTTCATTTCTGGATAGTTCCCGCCAATCGGATGGTGGTGTCATCCTAATTTTTAGGTCTTCATAATCTTCTTCTGGAAAACCTCTTAATTGAAGGTGCCGTTCGGCAATCTCCATAAGACCATTTTCAAATTGTCCTTGCAATCTTTCGATCATGCGAGCAAATTTAACGTCTTGAGCAGACAAAGTAATTCTTGTGGCATTGACATCTTCGTTGGAAAGGTAGTTCTTTGGAAAGTTCATTGCTGTGAACAATTTATTTCTGAAGTAAATTGCGTCATCAATTTCGCCCAAATTTTGGGCACCTGGCAATGTTTCAATACGAGTATTGGCATTCGGACGAATTGGAATCCAGTAATCTTCGTCCGCTGCCGGTGGTTGCCATCTTTCTTCAACTTGATTGGCCCCCGGCACACTTTTATTGCTTGCTACTTTACGCTTGCGGAATGAGTCTTTCAAACGATCCAAGAATGCTTCTGCTTTAAATGGCGGCAATTGCCCTACGTCAATATAAAATACCCTACGCTCTGGCGCACGGGTCAAACGATATACAACCATTGCATCTTCCATCAACCGAAGTTGGTGGGCGGGCGAACGGGCTGGCTCAATGAGTGATTGCCCATAAGGATAGAATGTTTTTCTATCATCGCCAATTCTCATGTGACAAATCTGGGTAGCAGCGAACCGAATGGCTGTAGATTGGGTGAGTTCAGATTCTGTCTGATCTATTACAGGACCAGAAGTAATTGCCTTATAATCTGGTCCCTCTTTAGATTGTTGATATTCTACCAATTTACCTCGAATGCTTTCGATTCGATACATCGTTTCGGGAGGTAAAGGTATAAGTTTCAAAATACCATCGGACGGCTTGTCTGGATTGATAATGTATTCCAAAAACCAATCGCCATTGATAAGCAAATTCTTAAACCACTTCCAAGAGTGTTCGTTGAGGTTGAGCATCTTGCGATGTTTCATCGTGAAATTTAGTTCCTTCACAATTTCCTCGTTTTTACACTCAATTTTGAATATGTCTCCGTTTTCATTTTTCTGGCAATTATGCACGATGGCAGAGTCTGTGGCAAAGCATAGATGTTTCTCGACAGACAAATCATACACATCTATTTCTGGCCCCTCGACAATCCCTACAACTCTACGGGCGTCCTTATTCCGGGCAAGCGATTTAACTTCCTTTAGAGAAAAGCCTTGCTTTCTCATCCAGTTGTTGGCTGTCTTCCAATCGTGCCCCAAGGTTTTTGCGATCTGGCGGACAGATAGATCACCGGCAATCATGCGAACAACTTTGTTGGCCTTTTCAAACTCTTCAGAGGTCTTTCCAGACTTCCAATCTTCAACGAATTGTCTTTCATGAATCCAACCTTTGTTATGTGTATATATTCTTGGGTATTGCCCGGTCTTTAGTTTGGTTAATGTTTGGTTGGCAGGTAGGCGGTAGAACGGCATAAGCTCGTCTCCGAATGATAACTCTCCACAAGGAACCCATGTCCCATTTTTTTTGAGGATTCTATGGTCGGGGGTAGCAATTAAATTCTGCCCGTTATCGAAAATGATTTCTACCGTCTTAGCCTTCTTGACCAGACGTGGATTAAATGCCCAACCTAGCGAGTAGTCTTTTTTCTGGAAATCATAACAGTAAACCAAGAATCGCTCATCTTTCTTGTTTTTTGCAAGCCATTCTAAAGTGAAGTATCCGAATGGCGTTGCCACAAGTGTTTCTCCGGCCAAACACGCTTCGTCAGAGATTACTGTGATAGCCATTTCAATTTCTGGTACATTCCTGAGTCTTTCATATTCTTTGTATCGCATGGTGCGATTATTAAGACTCGTAGTATCAATCATGTCATAGGTTTGACGTAGATTGACCATGCCGCTAGGACCACCGCCGCCAGCGAATTCTCCACTTATTTGTAAGGCGTCAGCTTGCGAGATGCCTGCGCCCGAAAGTTCTTTTTTGTCTTTTCGTTTTGCCAATGCATCTTTTTCATTGGCATAAGTGAATAACTTAAAAAAATCTGACCAAATAGGCATAAATCGTCCTCTTTTAATTAAGATAGTATTACTTTAGTTATTAAATGCATTTGTTTTTTTACTTTAAGGAGATTCATGCGAAAAATCTTGTTTATAGCGAGTCACTTGGATTCTGGCTCTGACATTCTTTACAAATCCCTCAATAAAAATTCTCAAGTGCAAGGCTTTAGAGTCTCAGGCCATAACGTGTACATGCATCCTCTTAGTCTTTTGTCTTTAGTCAATTGTCGCCACAAGATGAATAACTCTTCCGCAATCTTCATGGATGAATTACTTTTAAACTATTGCTTTCAAATTAAGTCTGTCTATACGACTTGCAAATTCATCTATGTCATTCGGGACGCTGAGCCAACACTTAATTTATTGGTGGAAAATGGTCGATTCGGTCCCGTACAAGCTCAGCGATATTATCTTTATCGGCTTAGAAGGCTTTGCGAGA